AAATAGCCATAACTTCAACCATACCACCAATATCAGGAACTAATAATAAATGTTTCCATCCATAAAATTCTGAAGTATTAAAAAGCATTTCTAAAAGCATTTCAGTTTTACCACTTTGAGGATATCCAGTCCAATCTGTACATCCACTTTCTTTCATTGAGTATAAGTCATTAAATGAATCAAAACCAACGTATTTACCTAATTTAGCTCCTTCTTTATGATATTGTTCTAATGGTCCTTGAACATCATTATAATCTAAAATTTTAAATCCTTTCATATATTTAATTCTTTTTTATATTGTTCAGTTAAAATTTCTCTCCATTTATTATCTGGTATTAAAGATTCAGGGATATAAGCATCACTTGACATCATACTTTTAGCTAATCTTAAAGTTGTTTCAGAATATGGACAATCATTATTTTTTTCTACTCCAGTATATTCTTTCCGTAGCCATTTAATTGCAGTAAGATATAAAGATGTATAAGAACTATTTTTTTTATAATTCTCTATTGAATCAAAAATATCATCTATTTGTTTTTTTGAATAACCTAATTTAGAAATTTGATTACATTCATCTTTGGTAATTTTTAAATGTTTAAATTCTCTATAATATTTATCTTTTATTATAATATCATTAACATTATCACTTACATAAGTGTTAGTTAACTCTTTACTAACTCTTTGGTAAGAGTTTAAATTATTAATATCAATTCCATAATTAGTTAAAATTTTAATAGCTGATTCCTGTTGTTTTACATTACTTTGAGGGAATTTTGGATATTGAAATTTAATAAATTTAGGCATAAAATAAACATTTTCTTTAAGAGTTACCAAACAGTTACCTAACTCTTTAATAACACTATCAATATTCTTAATTTCAATTTGAAATTCACATAATTTTTTATTTAATCTTAAAACTCCAGCGTGATCGCAAGTAGTAATAAAATATAAAAAAAATAATTTTGAATCTTTTGAAAGTTCACAAACCCATTCATCATTGAACATATTTGTATCTATAAATCTTTTAGCCATTTACAATAAATTTATTATAAGATTCAATAATTGCCCAGTTTAAATCATATCTTTTATTTAGACATTCATAATAATAATCTAACCAATTTAATCCACATTTTGTATACAAAATTCTTTGCATTTTTTTTATACTCATTTTTTTAGTTATTAAAACGAAAAAGCCCCAAATGTAGACCAGTACAAATGGGACTTATCGTATGTGTATTACTACACTATTTCGACTGTTATTCTGGTCAATAACATTTATTATCTATTTACAAAAATAGTAAATATTTTCTATTATACAAATTAAAAAGGCATATCATCACTATTATTTTCTAATATCTTTTTAACATTCGTTACATCCTTAACAAATGGCTCTTTAATTACTGCGCTAAAATACTTAACACCTTTTGCTGATTCCTTTACCCAAAGTGAAATCTCTTTATCTGTACCATCAACATTAATAGTTCCCCTATAATCTGGTTGAGTCTCTTTAGATTTATTGTTCTTAAAAATTGCTCCTGAATTTAATTTTGTTTCCATTTTTAGTTATTTAATTGTTTGACTTCATTTTTAATATTCATTTCCAATACAGTAATCAAATTACCAATTATTAATTGCTCTTCTTTACTTCTAATCTTTAGTTGAGTGTGAACATCATTAAAATTGTCTTTAATAATATCCAATACTAATTTACGATTAATAGTTTGATTTGTTCTGATTTCTTCGTGTAATTCGACTTCCATAATAGTTAATTTAATTAGTTAAAATTAAAAGGCTCAAATGTCCATTCATCTGACTTTCGGATTGCTCCCACCTATCTTACACCTTCCTATATTTATTCTGAATAATTACTTATTCAAGGTGCGTATTATTTTAAAGAGTATTTAGTCCACCATTTCCTGCTGTCCTTGTCATCAATTCGTTTACTTTCTATATTGTACCCATCTTCTCTTAAAGTGAAGATTAAAGCTGATAATCTAGTAATACCATAAAGCTGAATAGCATCCCAAGTGGTAATTGATTTTCTTTTTTTTAAGTGTCTTTCAACTTGCTTAATTTGGCTTGTTTGTGGTTTCATTTGATTTAGGTTTTAGTTTGTATTATTAATTGTTATTAAAGATTTTAATCGTTTATTTTCATCTAAAATATCCTGCGAATATGTTTTAGCTTTATCTACTAAAATATTAGTCAGTTCCCAAATTTGATTCTCTTGAGGAAATGTATCAACTAAATCAATAAGTAAACAATAGATTGAATGATGTAAAGCATTTTCTTTCATTTTAAATCTTTTATTTTTTGTTTATAAATCTTAATTTGTTCTTTGATTTCAGGAATAGATATTTCCAAAGCCATATGTCTTGAATTTTCCAAATAATCAACTTCTTCTAAACCTATCTTTTTAATCAATTTTATGCGATATGCGATAATATTACCTCTCAAATGAGTATTGCATTGGCTACATTGTTTATGTACGTTATTTTCGTTAAAACGATGATATTGAAATGTAGAAGCTATGTAATGTCCAGCGTGAAATTCCTCAACATCAAATCTTCCACAACTAATACAAGGCAAATCTTTATCTCGTAGTCGAATAAAGGTATTAAAAGTAATTTGAAATAACTTAATGTAATCGGAAAATTTTAATAAACTTTCTTTGATTTTAGTTTTTTCTTTTTTCCAATTCATTGCGCTTTTATAATCCAAAGTACACCGAATTGAACAAATATATTGCAGCGAACTTCTTGGAGTAAATAACTCTTTACATTGTTTACATCGCTTATCTTTTAATACCTTTTTGTTTAATTCCACGAATTTTCTCATTTTTTAAAATAAAATTTATCTTTAATCCTGTATAACTTATCCAAAGATAATATATTATTCGATTCGTTTATTTTCCTATAACAAAATCCATTAAATTGCTCATAGAAAAATTGTTCCTCTTCAATTACTTCAGCATCGGTCAGCATCTGTATCATTTGAACTTTTTTAGGTTCGGATTCTTCAACTTTCTCAAGGATCCTTTCGTGCAATTCTTCATCCTTTGTAAATTCAAATATCTTAAACCGAAGTTCTAAAGGGAAAGGATATTCGATTACTTCCCCTTCGTGTCCCCATTCTTCAGGTTTAGTTAAGTAAAAACAAAGCCGACCTATATCAGCTTTGCAAGCCATCATTTGCATTTGAACTTGGTTATAATACTTCGTAGGTACTTTATTAATTTGCTCAATATAGGTGTCGATGTAAAAAGGGCATTTTATATCAGCTGGATTTCCATCAATAATGAAGTCAGGACTTGCGCCGGCAAATTCATTTATAGGAATAAAAACATCTAACCATTCAGCAGAAGGATAAAGAGGTTTAATAACTTGCTCAAAAGCATTTAATTGGTTGTTGATTCCATGCCTTAAAGCTGGTGTATCTAACTGGTCTTTGATTCCTAATGATTGTAAAGCGAGGTCAAGTATGTAACTTTGTGCAGTCTTTCCCGAACCTCCTGCAAGTAATTCGGAGATTCGAGATGCTGAAAATTTTGTTTGTATCATTTCGCTATATTTAGTTGATTTGTTAATTTAGTTAATTGTTCACTTGTCATTTTCTTACCATTCTGACCATTAAATGCTGATAAGACCGATAATATACCTTTTTTATCTGCTACCATTGTTTTATCAAATTGCTCATTGGTAAGCCATTGAATTGGAATAGCAGTTGTTTTCTCTTCAACTTTTGGCTGACTTGCTTTATTTCCATCGTCATCTTCAGCACCTATATTAACAAAAGATTGCAATCCATATCTTCGTGCATAAGTAATACCACTACCTTGCGCCTGTGCATCATTTTGCTTTGAGTAAATAATTTCTGTTAAGCTACTTAAATATTCTCCAGATTCGTGAAGTAAAATAGTATTTATAAAGTTTTTACCTTCTATATTAACCATTGGTTGTAATGCAGTAATACCATTAGCGTTAAGCGATGGCATACAGGCTTCACGAACACTATTAAGGTCTGCATATTTAGATTTAAAGAATGGGTTTTTACTATCTTTTAAAGCATTACCCATATTCATTTGTGCTTTTAATAAAGCTGAAGCGATTTTTGTAATTGATTCTGATGTTTTCATTTTGTTTGATTTAAGGTTAATTTATACTCCGTATGGCATATCGTTATCATTATCATTATTGTCATCTGTAGCGTTCAATAAAGCAATGATTAAAGCTAATAATGAAAGCATACTAATAATGCTAACAAATATTAGTGGATGGTTTGTTACATTTTCTATCATTTTAATTGGTTTTTAATTGTTTGTATTTCTGAATCTACGGAGCATATGTAATTCAATTCCTCAAAACTAAACTCGTTTACATTATCAACTGTTATAGCATCATATAATATTTTCTCGCCTTTTAATTCTTTTAATCGAAAATGTAAGTAAATCATTTTTACCATTGCTACCATTTCCAATCCCCAAATTTTTCCAATGTTTTTCATAATTGCTGAAGTTTTAAATTGATTAATACTGATTTTTGTTTAAATTCTAAATCTGTTTTTATTAGTGATTTGTGTACATTAATAGAATGAATGACTGTTGCGTGGTTTGTATTAGTAATCCTTCCAATATCAGCCAAAGACATATAATTACATTCTGTTCGTAAAAAATAATTAGTTAAATGCCTTGCATCAACCACAGGTCTTTTTCTTGAACGACCGGCTAATTCATATTGTGCTATTCTTGTTACATCACAAACACATTGTAGTACATTTTCTACTGATTTAAAGCGTGAACTATCGCTTGGTTTCTTATACCATTCTGAATACATCATTAGTTATTAAGTGTTAAGTTATTATGTAATTCGTTAAGACAAAAGCCACAAACAGAATCTGTTGGCTTTAAATTAACCGTTTCTATTTTCAAAGTAAAAACTTCTTCTACTTCTTCTTTGCAACATTCACAAAGGTAAACCACCTCATCATTATTATTAGTCGGTGGTGTCATCATTTTCCATTCATCGTATGTCATTATTCTGTCTCCCATTCTTTTTTTAATTCGGTTAAAAACTGATTTATTTGCTCTGAAATTTCGCCTTTATATTTACTGGCAAACTTCTTTAGACTTGGTGTTATCCTTACTTGTATTCGTTCCGTTCGTTTTTCTTTTAGTTTTCTCATTAGTATTGATTATTATCATTGTAAATTGGCTCAATTTCTCGTTGATTAAGCATATTATTTAATCTATTCAAAGCTATCTTATACTTCAACTCAAACTCTTCTTGTGTGGAATCTTTATCCCCAATAGTATAAGCAAGGTCGCTAAATTGAGATATTTCTAAAGTACAAGTATCATTGAGTAAAGTAATTACTATACATTGGTCAGCACTTATTACTTTCCAATAATGCACATCTGACTTTCTATAAGCTGGAAATGTAACTTCTATTTCTATTTCTTTTGTTGTTGTTTTAATTTTCATAGTTTTTTTGTTTTTAGGTTAGTAATTATATTGTTTGCAAAATCTTTTTAATCTTATTAAATCTTTTATTTTTATTTCATCAGCATTTTTTGTCCAATCTATTAACTCCATATCAGTAGTTATAGCTACCCATTGTTTTTTAGTTGAAGGACTTGTATATCTTACTTTATAGCGACCATAACCTGTAAAGTAAAAATCGAAATCGTTAATTGAAATTTTCATTTGTTTTATATTTATTTGGTTTAGCACCCTGTTAGAATCGAATCTCACAGCAATCTGCAGGGTGTGTATAAAACGTGGGTAAACTCCATTTCAACTAACTCCCTATGGTTAGTAACTTTATATATTGCTTTGGGGTAGCACCGCTGTAACCTGTATGTCAAAGAATGTTTTATTATTATTTTGGTAGTACGAAAGTATGTACAAAAACAATACAAAAAACATGTCGCAGTAAAATAATTTGCAAATATTACATAACTTACTGATAATCAAAGAGATATATTTTAAAATAATTTATCCCGATTGTATTATTTGTTTAAAAATTAAGTAAATTTGTATTCAGATGATAAAAGAATCTGAAATATCTTCATTAATAAATAATAAGTCATTCAGAAATGCTTGTTATCGAATTGCGAAAGGTATGCAAGAGGATTTAATATCTCACGTTGTTTTGATTTTACTTGAGTTGCCTGAAAAAGAAATAAAGAAAATAAACAATATAACTGCCTATGCTTGCGCAATTGCTTTTAGTGAGTTTAAAAATAGAAAATCTTTATTCAATAAATCAATTGGTTTAGTAGAATCAGCAGAATTAACAGGGATTGAAATCGAAAGTAAAGAGGATATAGATAATACTTTTGATATAATAATAAAAGTAATTGACAAAGAATATTATCGAAGCATAGCAAAAGATAGATTTCCAGTAGCGCACGAACTTTTTAAAGCATATTTGGAACTAAAAACGATTAGAGCCGTATCAACGCATTTCGGGATCAGCAGAAGTACTGTTGGCAGACATATAAAAGAATATAAAGAATTAATAAATAAACATTATGAAACAATTAACTAAAGACCAATACCAATTTATTAAAGATAATTACGCAGATGCTTTAATATTAGCTAAACAATCAATGTTAGCAAATGGAATAGATGAACTTATTCCTTTGTACGAAGATTTAACAGGCGAACCATTTAATCATAATTGTACGGATTGTCGATTAGATATGATGATTATACTTTACGTAGCAGTATCCGAATTTGAATTAACTACTCCAGTTGAGCAACCTATTATAAAGAAAAAAGATGCCAAAGCCTAAACCAACCGAATCAAAATCGGAATATATAGATAGGTGTATGGCTGATAGCGATATGAACAATGAATACCCAAGTTCATCGGAAAGATATGCAGTTTGTTCTGGAATTTATAAAACAGAAATGGCTTCAAAAGAAAAAATATCATTTGATTATGATGGTACTCTTTCAACAGATGCTGGAAAGGAACTTGCAAAAAAACTAATAAGCGAAGGTAATACACTTTATATTATTTCAGCAAGACAGGATAAACAAGGAATGGTAAGCACTGCAAAAGAAGTAGGAATACCTTTGAGCCGAATCTATGCAATGGGAAGTAATAAAGCAAAGATTGAAAAAGTAATTGAATTAAACATAAGTAAACATTACGATAATAATAAATCAGTTGTGGATGCTTTAAAAGGAATAGGGGAGGTATTTTAATGCCAGCACCAAAACATAATCTATTTGCATTAGGTCATCACTTTGGAAGACCAAAACAATATCTAACCGCTTTAGAATTACATAATGAATGTAAAGCATATTTCGATTGGTGTGTAGAAGCAAAAGAAGTTATAACTATTAGTGGTTTATGTTTGTTTTTAGAGATTTCAAGAACTACATTAATGAGATGGAAAAATGGAGATATAGATAATGAAACAGAAGACTTTAGTAACATAATAATAAGAGCTATCGGTATTGTTGAAAATGCTTATGAAAAAAAACTCGATACCTTTACTTTTGGAGGTGCTATTTTTGCTTTAAAGAATATAAACAAAGAATACTGGAAAGACAAAATAGAATCTGAAGTAAATCAAACTAATCATAATGTCCAAGCCTCTTTCGGTTCAGCTTTACAATCCCCATCTGAATCAGTTAATGATTCACAACTCGATAAAGAATGAGCCATATAAATACTATGTATTAGCTATTGGTAGGCAATTTGGTAAATCCTTATTAGCTGAAAATCAGGCACTCGATTGGTTTTTTAACATACCAAAGTGTAAGATTGGATGGGTATCCCCTATTTATAAGCAATGCAAAAAAGTATTTGATGAAATTGATAATGCCTTTGGTAACAATCAACACGTTTTTAAATCTAAAAACAAAACCGACCTAACATTCGTAGGTCATAATAATAGTTCAATTAATTTCTATTCAGCAGAAAGGTATGACAATATTCGAGGGGAAACATTCGATTATCTTATTATGGATGAGTTTGCATTTTATGATTCAGAAGCGTGGACAGAAGTATTAAGAGCCACTGTATTAGTTCGAGGTAAAAAGGTGTTATTCTTATCAACACCAAAGGGAAAAAATCATTTCCATAGAATCCATTCATTAGGTGGAAGTAATCTACAATATAAGTCATTTAATATGACATCGTATGACAATCCTATAATCAATCCTTCGGAAATAGACGATGCAAGAAACACACTACCTGAACACGTATTCAGACAGGAGTATTTAGCTGAATTTGTTGATGGTGGTAGTGGTTTATTCTTAAATCCAATTACAATAGTAGCTTCTAACAAAACCAATAGAATGTTTGCAGGTTTAGATATTGGTAGGGCAGATGACTACACTGTCTTATCGGTATTTAATGAAGCTGGCGAAATGGTATTCATTGAACGCTGGAATCATAGCACTTGGTCTATAATAGTTGAGAAAGTCGTTAATCGTATTAACGAGTTCGGTTGTCATACCTTTGTCGAAGTTAATGGAGTCGGAGATCCAATCTTTGAGCAGGTAAGAAGTAAAGTAAACGATAATAATCTTATTCAGCCATTCGTTACCACTTCAAAAAGCAAACAGGATATAATTGAACAGTTGGTTGTGGCTAACCAAAATAGGGAAGTAAAGTTTCTTGAATGCGACTGGCTATTAAAAGAGTTGGACTTATTTACTTACGAATACAATCCAAAAACTAAATCGGTACGTTATTCAGCACCAAGTGGATTTCACGATGACGGAGTTATGGCAACTGCAATAGGATTTCACGCTTTAAAACAATTAAAGTTAGCAGGTGTATACACTTATGGCTAATTATATTATTTTGGGACAAACAATTAAAAAACAACTCTTATTATTATGGAATGGAAAGATGTAACTATTGAAAAGTTTATTGCTTTAAAAAAGGCAATGGAAGCTAAATATGAGACTGAAGAACAAAAAGTGTTTGAAGTTTTAGCAGTTTTGCACGATAAACCAGCAGTTTATTTTGAAATGATTCCTATCAGCGAACTATCAGAATTAATTGAAGGCAGTAAATTTATTTATGAAACTAAAATTAAAGATGGCGTTCCACGAATCTTACGAGTAAACAAAAGAGTTTTTAAAGTAGAAACTAAAGTAAGTGATTTGGTAAGTGGTCAGTATATTGATTTGAGTACATTATGCAAGTCGGAAGAGATTATTAACCAAAACTATCATAAAATACTTTCTCTATTCTTATCCCCTGTTAATTGGTTGGGTAAAGACCTATTTAAGTATCGTATAAGCAAAGCAAAAACAAAAGATGAACTAATTATTGTCTACGACCAAATATTTAAAGACAGACAAGAAATAGCAGAATACTTATTACATAACTTAACTATGGATGTTGTATTCCAAATAAGTAATTATTTTTTTTTGCTTTATCAGAATTTAATTCTGGGTATAAAGGACTATTCGGAGAGAGAGATGAAGAAAACGATGAAGGACTTGAAGAAAGTTCTATTGGAGAACGATTTCAAAAACATTGGGGATGGTTTATTACTTTAGATAACTTAAGTAACCATTCAGCTTTGGATTGGGATAGGTACTTAATAATGAGTGTAACAGAGTTTTTGAATTTACTTTGCTTTTATAAGGATAAACAAAATATTGAATCAGAAAGAATAAGACAACTAAATGCCAATAACTAAATCAGATCCTCGAATATTCAATAAAGACTTTGATATAAAGTCGTTGGATGACATTGCTAATGTAGTGGCTAATGAATGGATAGTTTTATTAAGGCAATCACTACAAAAGAATAATAGGGTTTCAACAGGTACATTATCACAATCATTAGTTCCTGATATTAAACAATCACCAAGTTATATTCAAGTCAATATTTTAGATACAACTACAAATGGTTATGCTAAATTTGTAGATAAGGGTGTAAGTGGCAGGAGTGTTAAATATGATACTAAATTTTCTTTTAAAAAAAAGAATATAAACCAACAAGCAATGTTAGATTTTATTGCTAATAGAGGGGAATATATGAATCCTATTGTTGAAAGTATCAGCCAATTCTTTATGAAAAATGGCGAAAAACATAAAAGAAAAACACCTTTACCAATGAATGAAGCGAGGGAACAACTTGCATTTATATTAGGTGCAAAGATAGCTAACAGAGGATTAAAGCCTACACACTTTGTGGATGAAGCTATTGGTAAGAAACAGATTGAAGATTTGAAAAAGAAAATTAAACAAGGGATTTTAAACGGATTAAAATAATGGCATACACTATAACACAACAACCTTCGGCATATACACCAGCTTATAACGATAATATATTTGTTGTTACAAGTACAAATTCAGCTTCTACAAATTTTAAATACATAGCAAAGGTTTATGTTGGTAGCGATATAATTACTTTAAAACAATTTCCTGATGCTACTTATGGAAATACTTATTTCAATGTCGGTAAAATTATTGAGCAATTAGTAACGCAAGATATAGATAAAAATAATACAGGATTTCAAAAGAATTTAAAATCATATAATACTTATTACATTAAATTTTATGAAGAGTATGATATTGCAGGAGTTTTAACTGTAAGTGCTTTAAAAGCCACTTCAAATACAATTAGAATATTTAATGGCGAAATTGACTGGTTGGAATATCAAAACTATGACCAACAATTTTATTTAGTAGACTATTCAAAATCAGCATTGAATCATAATTTAAGAAGGTCTATTGAGTTAGGTCAGGATAGTTGGATTCATTGGATGTGCGAAGCTGTTACAAAAGTTCTTAAAGTAGAATTAAGAACGTATGACATAAATGGTACATTGAACGGAAGGTTTACAATTACCAATCCATACCAAACAAATGCAAATATTGACGAACATTTTATGAGGTTTCCTTCAGGAACAAATAATTTACTTTCAATATATTCGGGAAGTTGGACTGTAATTTCGGGTGCTACTCCTGTAATTGATTCAGACGTAAAAAGTTATGGTATTACTTTAGTTCCAACCGATGGCGCAAAATATACAACTTATTTTTTTGACATAGTAGAAGATGATTGTATTCACGAAACAATAAGACTTCACTACTTAAATAATTTAGGCGCATTTGAATCTTTTAACTTTACAAAAGCATCCAAACGTACCGAAACTATTAAGCGTGATAAATACAAAGCAGTAGTTGGTACATTAACTGGTAGTGGATATTCTTATAATGCTTCAGATATAAATGAGAAAGTATTTTCAACGGTTATTAAAGATAAATATTTAATTCAATCAGATTGGATAAGCCAAGAATATCAAAATGTATTAGAACAACTTATTACAAGTCCTGTGGTATATTGGGACAATGAAGGTTATGGTTTAGTATCGGTAAATGTTACTACTGATTCTTTTGAATGGAAAAAAAATAAAACAACTAAAATGATTCAATTACAATTAGAGTTTGAAGTTGGATTTGACAGATATAGACAACGCTACTAAATGAGAACGAGAATTCAATTAATAACAGGCGAGAATTTAGAGTTAAGTGAAGATATAGCATTTTCGCTTAATTTTTCTATTGCAGATATTCGGGAGCCAGACAAAAGAGATTCCAACTATTCAAAGACAATTTCTATACCTGCGTCAAAGATTGCTAATAAGTTTTTCAAATCAGCATTTGAGATTGATGGGTACGATAATTATAATACGAATCATAAAATAGGAGCTACTATTTATATTGATGGATTAGAACAAATCGTTGGATATTTACAATTAATAAAGATTTCACGAGAGGATAAAAAATACTTTTACGATGTAACGATAAAGGGAAATATAACAAATATATTTTCTGTTTGGGGAAATAGGTTTTTGTCAGAACTTGACTTGTCAAAATATAACCACGACTATTCAAAATCTAATATACAACAAAGTTGGATTAATATTGTAAAGGTTAGCGGTGTTAATACTTCGGTAAGTATGGGCGAAGGTTATGTTTATCCAATGATTGATTATGGAAAAACAAACGGATTAACATTTGGAGTTGATAATTTTTACCCTGCTATTTATGCAAAGCAATATATTGATTCAATTTTTAAGTTAGCTGGATTCACTTATTCAAGTGATTTCTTTGATACTGATTATTTCCGTAGATTAATCATACCATATAACGCAACTACATTAGCTTTAACGACTGCACAAATTGAGCCGATGTTATTTGATGTTTCGTTAAGTTCAAATATTGTATTGAGTGATTTTACAACTCAAAATGATAGTTATGTTGTTCCCTATAATACTATT